TTGATACCAACTTGGTCAATTGGCGTACTGGTGCCAATGGTGTTATACAACCCCAGCTGGCACAGGCAATTAAAACAGAAACCAAGTGGGAATTTAGAATGGGCAACCTACGTCCACAGGTCAACACTACATTTAATGATCTATTCGCATAACTAATATACAGGCACACACTATGGCAATAGGTAACACACAAAACTCTACAGCTCGCAAAGTCAATAACGCAGTATACTCTAAACACGGCAAAAACGCTAAAGCACGTACACTTAGGCAATCTTGGATTGATCAAGGATTGGATCGCAAGATGTCCTTTGGTCAATACTTAAAAAAATCAACTCCCAAACACAAACAAATCTTTAGTAGCAACAACGACAGGCATTTTACACACGGCAAATACGGCGGCAAATTTATAGGTGAAGTAGCTAAAAAGCATCCAGACTATATAGAATGGATTTTAGTTAACGCACCCGATGGTCCCTTAGGCAAAGAAATAATAGCATTTTACAATCGCTACCCAGCATAAGATAATTCAGTTATCCCCAGCGACACATGTCCTCTCTGTGCGTGGCAGAGACCAAAACTTAGAACTTGCGGGTCGTCCCATTAAGTGATAAGCAAAGTCTGTAAAAAACGAAACAAGCCGCTCGTGGCAACACCTTGGGAAAGGTTTTCACACGAGCATAAGTTTTATGCGTCTATACCCTACGTCGGGCACGGTTTGAACTTAGCTACATTCCAGTAGTAAATCAAATGGGGGGAGGGGTCTTATTCTCTTTTAGTAACAAACACAAACATTAACTGTCAACGCTGACGCGTCGCCAGAGGAAGAGACAGGCCACTCACTGACGTTCGTTCATCTGTCTCTTCTATTTTTACTGCGTAGCATATGTAAACGAGTTGTTTGTGAGCCAACAGCGAAGCAAACAACAGAGTTTGGTGTTGGCGTAGCAAACACCTATATGCACTACATCAACCCGGGATGTCTGTCTATGATATTAAGATACGTAAAGGTAAATACACTTACATACAAGGAGACATATGGCACAGATACCTGACTCATTTACATTATTTGGTCAGCAATGGCAGATAAGAACAGCGGAGCCCTATGAACTAGGAGATGACCTAGGTCAATGCCGAGCAGATCAACACGAAATAATCATTAGTCCAAATCAAAACGCAGAAACATTGATACACACAGTCCTACATGAATTGGTACATTGCATAGAACTAAAACTGGATCTAGATCTCAGTGAGCGACAAGTTGATCTCATCGCACTGGGACTCATAGACTTATTCCGTAATAATCCAAATATGTTAAGCTTACTAGAGAAGCAATTATAATGCCACACATAGGACCTTATTATCACAAAAAACCCGGATTCAAACAACAAGGTGCATGGGGTTGGAACAGCACATTGTTATGGTCAAAGATTGATACTACACCAGATGCTCATGGATGCCATAATTGGCGGGGAGCAATGAGTCCCACAGGAGCACTCATGGGCGCTTGGAAGAATTCAAACCAACAAATGTCACAGGCACGTAGATTGGTATGGATGGATGTCAATAACCAAGACGTCAGTGATTATCAAGTTAAACTTACCTGTCATAACCAACGATGCTGTAACCCTGAACACTTTGAGCTCAAACCCACAAATAAAAGAAATCCCTTACTATGAAAAAGATCACACAAAGCATAGAATACGAAGGTATACCTTTAGAGCACACAGATTTACACACAGCCCTAAGAGAGTTTCATACTAGACATCCATTCCAAACTGGCATAGATTGGCAGTTCAAATACATGTGGGCAGTGATGGAGGATCAAGATGCATTTGCATTTTGTCTACAGTATCCACAGTTCAACACAAGATTCAAGGACGTATAATGGCAAGACCAGCACCCAAAATAATCAAAACCATGACCACAGACCATGGCACCAGCTATGACTTGCTCAGTGCAGAAGACTGTTACGTGATAGTGTACCTGCGAGAACCAGTGAACATTAGAATACAACATGCAAGCTTGGGTCCACAGCGTAGAAAATACATGAAACTCAGTTACACTAATGAAGGCAATGCCAGAGCACAGGTGCGTAGATTAAACAAGTTGTTTAACTGTGAGGACTTTGCTTTCATTAGAGGCACAGTTTAACATCACGGAAATTCAAACAAAGTCTTTCTTACTGTGTTAAGTAAAAAACTATAAATAATGTAATAATAGGAATCCACGATGCCAAAACAAATAAACAGTAGTCTCAACGAAGTTCGCGTACCCTTTGCGAAAATGTCATTTACACCCGACGTGCCCAGTGCGGCCTTGGGGCCTAATGAATTCAATGCTGGCTTAAACGTGGAAACTGATGTTAGAGGTATTAGAAGCGTCAGTGGCGATCAAAATATTCTAGCGCAGGCCACACCAGGCACACCCACTTACATCAGTTCAGGCTTTAGACAGGATGGCCGTTTCTGGACTATCATTGCACAGGAAGATGGTAAATGGTATGCCGCACGTAACTATCTATGGTATGACATTACTCCTGTCAACGGTGTCGGCACATATACACAGGGACAGAACATCACAGAATCATGGAGCGGCACAGTGCCTTTCTTCAATGACGCACAGAATCCTCCCATGTTCTGGCCAGAAGACACGGCATATAGAATAGTGACTACATCAGCGACATCAGGTTCCGGCACAGCTACCTTGGGCTTTGCTCAACAAACTCCTTTGGCCACTGTGACTATTACCAACACTGAAGGTAAGTTTAGTTACAGCAGTGGTGAACAACTCAAGGTCAATCAAAAGGTCACAGTCAGTGGCGCCATAACTACACCTGTGGTTGTGCCCACTGCAACTATATCAGGCGTAAAGATTACAGGTATAGCAGGTCAATTCTCCTGCACTAGCACACAACTCAGCGTGGGACAAACAGTTACGATCAGCGGCACATTGGGTGGCACCGGCACAATCACAGGCTATACCAATCCCACAACATATAGAATAAGTGCTACCAATGGCACAACAACATTCACGCTGGTAACTGCCGCAGGTGTGGCCATAGTTACCACAGCAGGTACGCCCACAGGACTAACTTACACAATTGGTGTAGGCATTGTGAATACCGCAGGTTTATTTGCCTGTGCGGCAACTACACTGTTGGTAGGACAGCAAGTCATCGTATCGGGTACGCTCTCAGGCACGGGCACGATCACAGCTTATAGTGATCCCACTACCTACGTGATTGCCACTACCAATGGATCCACGTTGTTTACGCTTAAGACCACAGGTGGAGCGGCCATAGTTACCACAGTGGGATCTACAACTGGACTCACATTCAGCATTCAGCCTCCGGCAATCACAGGTTATGTTACTCCCACAACATATTTCATTATAGCAACAAATGGCTTTAATGAATTCACATTGAGCACTACACTAGGTGGCACAGCAGTTACTACACTGCCAGGTGCTACTACAGGCCTGACATTTGTATACTTTCCTTTCTACGTGGGACAAACCATTGCAGTATCAACCATTGTGCCGGCGCAGTATCAAGGCACATATGTAGTCACTGCATCAACCACTACCAGCGTGAGTTATGCATTAACAGGCACATGGGGCGCACAGACAACAGCAGGCACGGTGGGTCCAGAATTACCTCGCATGATCATGTACAGTAATCAAATACCCATGGGCATATCAAACATTACCTACATTAGTAATACAGAATATCAAATTACCTTAGACCAAACACAGCCATCAGCGCCCTTTACAGCAGGAGAAAATATACAGATCGCCAACGTCAACAATTACTTTAATGGTGTCTTTGAAGTTGTATCAGCGACCACATCAACAATAAACTTTAACGCTCCCAATGGTATCGGCACAGTATATCCTGGCAACAGTATAGGCACAGTGGCACCGGAATATTCATGGAACTATAATCCCAATTGGAGTGCAGTACACGCAGGATGGATGCGCTTATACAATACACCCAACGTTGGTAGTATTCTAGTTGCAGGTAACTTAACAGCTACAAATAAGACCACTGGACAAACAGAAGAATATCCTGTTACCGTACAGTGGAGCCAGAACTTTGGACTTGAGACTGCTCCTTTAACATGGACACCCACAATATTGAACGTGGCCAACCAACTTGAAGTTCCACTGCGAGGAGCCAGCCTAGATGCTTTCCCTTGTAATGGTCAGTTGTTTCTATGCAGTTATTGGGACACAGTGGTGTTCAGTCCTATCAACTATACAACTACCAATGCTCCTATCCTAGGTGTTAGATTGTTTAATCAAGGACGAGGATTATTATCGGCAAACTGTTTTGCTAACACAGACAAAGTTATCTATGGTATTGATGCCAGAGACGTATGGGCCTTTGATGGTACACAGTTCGTGGGCTTGGGTAATCAACGTGTAAAGAATTGGTTCTTTAATCAAATTGATCAACGTTACACAGATAGAATTTACATGCAGGCCAACACACAGCGTAACCAAATTGAGATATATTATCCTACTGTGGATGCTGCCGCTTATAATAATCTAAGTGGAGTTGCTATAGCAGGTACAGCAGGTCAGTTTAGCTGTAATGCTACTACGTTGGTTCTAGGGCAAGCTATTACGATCAGCGGCACGTTATCCGGATCTGGTTCAATAACAGGCTACACAAGTCCTACAACCTATTATATCATTGCCACAAACGGATCAACAACGTTTACACTAAGCGCAACAGCAAACGGTAGTGCTATAACAACTACGGCCGGTACAACAACAGGCCTAACAGTGGCTATCACTACGTATGGTGTGCCCAACAAGATGATTTCATATCGTTATGACCTAGACTGTTGGAATGCTCCCCGTGATGTTACAGCAGCCACAGCAGCCGCAGAAAGTCCTGTGCGTTTCTATAGTCCAACGACAGGCACATGGTTATACCGTCCTGCTAGTAGAACAGTGATCTATGCTAGAGGAGAATCAGCGCAGAAGATTGTGCAGAAGGATCAAGGTTATGCTTTCTTATCAACCACAGAAAATCCTGATGGACTAATCAGCAGTTACTTTGAACGTGACAACTTAAAACTGTTGAATGACTACAGTGGTAAGTTGCTGGTGCATAGGATACTGCCAGAGTTTGTGAACTTGAACAACAATGAAGTTCCAATCAGTGCAGCCAGCTTTACTACATTAACAGCGTCAACGGATGGCACTTACAACACAGTGACATTCGCAGAACAGGAAAGCGCACCCTTCAACTCAGGTGATACCATACTGATTGAAAACGTTAGTCCCAATGGCTTCAATGGTGTAAAGACTGTGACTACCTGTACCACTACCAGTGTTAGTTGGTTGGGCACAACAGCTGGACCGCAGACGCTCAGTGGCACAGTGTCAACCAATTTGATAGGTGATCTCAGCGTCACTCTCAAAGGTGCTAACAGCGTGGGACAAGCTCCTGCGAGTGTTAACACAGGCGTGATCAGCAGTGACACAGAATATCCATGGATGCAGTATAATCAAAATGCTTATCGCGTCAACAGCGTTAACATGAGCAACAGCAGTAATCAACAAATATGGATGGTCACAGGCATCACGTGGCAGTATACACAAGTAGAGGATGATCGTTAATGGCACAGTTTCCAGTTGAATATGCACGTAAGGACAGTGAAAGTCTAGTTGAGGCCATCAACTATGCGCTGAGTGGCCCATCAGGCCTAGGGCAAAACTTCTCTGGCTTCAATGACAGTTTCACAGCATGGCTACGTGGCAATGTGCGTCAGCCCAGTACGGTGGCAGGCTATACCACACCCGGGCATGGTGCCAGTGGTAGCACAGAACTTACCGTCAGTGATCCCGGCAGTCTAAGACAAAATGATGCCAATATACCTAGTAAGATTGCCATAGGACAATATGTATATGGCACTAACATAGCCGCAGGTGCGCTGGTCAGCGTTGACTATGATGAAATCAATACGCCATGGATAGTTCCCCTTACCGTGGCCAATGTGGGTGCAGTGCAGGGTGCTGTGACATTTTACAATTTACCTCCTGCGGTACTATATGTTGCACCCATTGCAATTGGCACAATAGCTTGGCAGGATGCAAGAACTATTATAGTGACCTTTGCCACAGCACAGCCCACACCGCCCTTTGAACTAGGCACACTGCCTTTGATATTTGGCAGCGCATATTATAATGGATTGTATACAGGGCCCGGAGTTGTGGCCTGCACTGAAAGCACAGTGACACTGCAAAGTGCTGTGGACATTGCCAACGCGGGTACCAGCACCGGTGGATCAATCAAAGTCAGCAATACACTACAACCTCCTGTGGTGGGTGTAAGTCCAGGCTTTCCCGGCAGCGTATATTGGAATACCACAGACTGTGCCAGCAATGTCACTGTCAATGGTAATTTGGATCGTGTGTTTATATCTGCTCAATTGGACAACACCATAACATACACTGCCACAGCGACAACAACTCTAGAGTATACTGTGGCCATTAACAGATACGTGGCTGTGCCCTCATTGACATTGACCAATACAGAGTTTCAATATTTCTATGATCAAACTGTGGCACTACAAACTTATCAATATGCCGTGGCCATAGGCACAGCAACCTTGCCCGTGGAAGAAACTGTGTTCTCCAACGTAATTGACAATCCTGGCAGTGCTTATTATTTGTACAGGGTAGATTTGTTGTTTAGAGTGATAAATGATACTGGAGCCTGTGAAGTTTCACAGAGCAAGTTAGGCAACAGAAACATTAGCGTTCAAGTTGTTAAATTTTAATAGAAAAGGAAAAGAAATGAATAGTCAAAGAGCACAAGAATTGCAGAACATAGCCACCCAAGCGGCACAAGCCGCCAAGTGGGAATACCTACGTGACGAAATAGAACATCGTGCAGTATACAGAGTAGCACCCGGTGGCCACAAGTTGCCGGGCAAGCGAGCCAATACAAATTACACATGGCAGATATATCTACGCCGTTGTATGTTTGATCCCAAGTTTGTGTTCACCGCGGCTGAACTGTTGATAGATAAACTGCCCGACAAGCATGTGCAAATTGGAGCATGTGAAGATGCTGGAGTTCCCCTAGGCTTGGCCATGGCAACTATCTTGGGCACACCAATGATCAGTTTAAAGAAAGCACGTAAGGTCTACGGCTTATTAAACTTTACAGAAGGCCGCGCCATAGGATTACCTATACTGTTGGTAGATGATGTAGCTGGTAGTCAAAACACATTGAAGACAGCCGCCAAGACTTTAGAAGCATTTGGTTTGCCCCTAGCCGGTCAGTATGCCACATTGATCAACAAAACACAGGCCTCACATCCTGAGAACTATGTTAAACAAAAAGAACTAATCAGTTTGTTTACCTGCGAAGACTTTGCCATGTCATGGAAAGCCTACGTGGAAAAGTTCAAACGTGATCCAGACTTTGGTCCAATATATTGATCAAAATTTTAGCATAAATATGCAATAAGACAGGACATCACCCCCATGAAGAAAAAACAGAACCAAATTGATTTCAGCACACTAAGTGACGCTGATCTAGCACGCCTAGCTAAAGAACTGGCTAAACACGGACGCGGTGAAGATACCATTGTGGCTCACATCAATCCAGATGAAGTAGACTTGTTAAAAGAACATGGCGGATCCGGCGCTGTCAATCCATACACAGGTTTAATGGAATTTGATGATGGCGGTGGTGGTGATGGAGGTGGAGGCGACGGAGGTGGCGGAGGAGATGGCGGTGGTGGTGATGGAGGTGGTGGCGACGGAGGTGGCGGAGACGCTGGTGGAGATGCCGGAGGTGACGCAGGTGGTGATGCCGGAGGTGATGCCGGTGGTGACGCAGGTGGTGACGCAGGTGGTGATGCCGGTGGTGACACAGGTGACACAGGCGATACTGGCGATACTGGTGATACTGGTGATACTGGTGACAGTGGAGATGATTCGGGTGACGATTCCGGAGACGACAGTGGAGACGATACCGGCGATGACACAGGAGATGACACCGGTGATGATACTGGAGATGATACTGGAGATGATACTGGAGATGATACTGGTGATGATACTGGTGATGACACAGGAGACGACACTGGAGATGATACTGGTGATGACACTGGCGATGACACTGGCGATGACACTGGTGATGACACTGGTGATGACACTGGCGATGACACTGGTGATGATACCGGAGATGATACCGGAGATGATACTGGAGACACGGGTGATACCGGCGATGGAGGTGGTGATGGAGGTGGTGATGGAGGCGGAGACGGCGGTGTAGCCACTCCAGTAGTTCCTATAGGCCCAGGCCCAACGGTACCAGTTGTTCCCACAACAGGCAAAGCCGGCAAATATCTAAATCCTGGCATGATTGAATCCATACCGTTTTACAATACAACCAATGATGTCCAAAGTAAATTCTATTGGGGCACAGGTAGAGCATTACAAACAGGCGACGCCTTTAATGCAACAGCATACAACACAGTGCCCACAGCGCCACAGACACCATGGGGCATACAGAACATAGCACAACCTGCAACGTTCCAAAGTGCTTTGAGTATATTACAAGGACAGCCCAGCTATCCTCAATTGAGCCCAGCAGAACAAAGTTATTTGAGCATCCTAGATCCTCAGGCTCGTGATGCATTCTTACGTAGCAAGGGCTTGGCTTAATTATGCTAAATAATAAAAATAAAGGAAATTAATCATGGGAATGGGAAAAAGCAGTAGTCAATCAATACCAACGCTAAGTCCGGAACAGCGTGAATATGTAAAAGCACAAAGTGACTTTTATACAAATGTCATTGCTCCAACGTACAAAGACATCGTAGGTGGCGCCAAAGGCATATATGAACAAAACTTGCCGGGCATGTATAAAGCAGGACAAAACCTAGCTGGTACAGCAGGACAAGTTCAACAGACACTAGGTGAAACCGGTGAATCAGCACTACGCACAGGCGTTAGTGGCCTACAAGGCCTGTTCGGCAAAGACTATGAACAGAATCAAATACAGGCTGCACTTGCACCTGCGCAGGCACAGTATCAACAAAACGTAACTAACCAAGGCATAGGTTTTGGTGGAGCAGGACAGTTGGGTTCAGCACGTCAAGCACTGGCAGGACAACAAATGGCAGGCGCAAACGCTGGCCAACAAGCACAGATTGCCGCACAGGTTGCCAATCAAGTTGCACAACAAAGACAAGGTGCCGCTACCAGCTTAATGGGCTACGGTGGACAAGCATTGCCAGGTGCTATATCAGCAGCCAATCAAATTCTAGGAGCCGCAAACGTGCCCATGGATGCATATGGTCGTTTGGCTAACATAGCCTACGGTGCACCAAGTTCAAGTTATAATAACATGGGCCCAACAGGCACCAGCACTAGTGGTAAGAGCGCCAGCGTTGCGCTTCCATGGAAGTTTTAATTAAGGAATAAATGATGGCACAATATGACGCAATGGGCAATTATGGAGGCTATGACGAATACACAGATTATAGTGCGCCGGTTGCGCCTGTAATGCCCGCGGGCATGGAAACGGAAGAAGAACGTAGAAAGCGTGAAGAAGAAGAACGCAAACGTAGAGAAGCAGAAGCCAAACGTGCCGATGAAACTGCTGTCAAAGAACAAAAAGTTATTACCTATGAAAATGGTAGTAGAACCATTGAAACCAAACAAGAAATTCCTGCGCAAACAAGTCCTGTGCAGACTCCGCGAATTCAAAGCCGCAATATGCCTGTTGCGCCCGAAGACTACAATGCCGACATAGCACGTCAAGAAAGTGACAACCGTCCTGATATTGGCTACCACGATAGAAACAAAGGCACAGCCTACGGCACATATGGTATGACTGCGGCTGGTTATCAAGATGCTCGCAAATTAGATCCAACGTTGCCAGAAGATATTACACAGACAACGCCTGAGCAACAAACACAGGCACAAAATGCTTATACACAGCAAAACGCTAGATACTTACAGAACCTAGGCATTGAACCTACTCCACAGAACTTAGGTGCCGCTCACTTCCTAGGCGCACAAGGTCTCAGCAATTATTTAAAAACAGGACAGATCAGTGAAGCAGCCGCAAAAGCCAATGGTGGCTATGACAATGTTCGTCGTATTGTAGATTCTAGACTAGGCGGACAAGCCGCACCAGCCAGTGGCGCCGCACAACAACGACCACAACCAGTACAGCCAGTTGCTCCTCAGGCACAACAACCACAGGCAGCTCCTCAACAGGCAGCTCCGGTAAGTCCTGAACAAGCACAAGCACAAACACAGGCTGCACCTGCACCACAAAATATGTATAGTTTGGCTAAACCAGAAGCCAAGCCTGCGTCAAGCCAAGGCTTTATTGATCAATATCAAACAGCACAAAACGATCCTTCAGCATTAATGAAGATGGGCACAGATGAAACTGTACCTCCAGCATTACGTGAACGTGCTCGTAACCGTGCCGCTGACTTGATCACACAACAACGTGAACAAACTAAAGCACAGGCAGAATTAGGCACTAAGACTCCCAGTGAACTTGCTAGAATGATGACAGAGCGTAAAAAAGATGGCAGTTGGGGCAAGTATATATTATTTGGCGCATTGGGTATGACAGCACTGCGTGATGAAGAATCCAGTAAGCTTGGTATCGGTACTGATAAGATTGTCACAGGCGCAGATGGTAAAGGTTATTTGATCAAGGTTGGTGCAAATGGCGCACCAATTGAAGGCTTTAATGACCAAGGTAAAGCACTAACTCCAGAAGAATTGATTACAGCGGCCGCAGGTGCTGGTCAAGGTAAATGGAGCACAACTGCTGAGTTTTTCAATGACAAAGCTGGCAACTTATATCAAGCACAGCACAATGACAAAGGTCAAACTCGTATTGTTAATGCCAAAACAAATGAAGTATATAAAGGCAATGAACCATTAACAGCACGACGCACACTTGATGCTCAACAAGCCGCTGAACAAAAGCAAGGCTTCCGTAGAGAAAACATGACCACTGAACAAGCTAATCGCTTGCAAGTTCTTCAGCAAGGTTTGGCCAATGATTTGTCTAAGGCTACATTTAAAGACCGTTTGGATATATTTTCAAATTACAACAAAGCATTACAAGCAGAAGGTTTGCCTACTCTAACCATGCAGGAAATGGGATTGTCGCCAGATGGTAGTTTAGCAGGACAAAGAATGCAGGTACAGCCAGCTCCACAGGCAGCAAGTGCTGGAACGCAAGCGGCTGCTCCACAAGCTGTAGCACCAGTTGCTCCACAAGCACAACAGGCTGCACCACAAGCTGTAGCACCAGTTGCACCAGTTGCTCCAGGCACTGCGCCTGCCATGGCTGCTCCTCAAACAGCAACTCCAGCAATGGCAGCACCACAAGCACAACCTGCTCCAAGCGCACGTCCAACGTTGGCAGACATACAAAAGCAAAAAGAAATTGAAAAGTCTCAGCGTGAAGTAGCAGAAACTGGCGCCAAAGAAGAAAGCAAAAAATTAGCAGACATGCGTATTGCATTGCCCAAGACTGAAAGAGCCACAGCATCAGCATTAAAAGTCATTGATGATGTGTTAACACATCCTGGCTTTAGTGATGTTATCGGCATGCCAAATATTTTAACTGGTATTTGGAGTGCGCCAACTACAGATGCACGTAACTTCAAAACAAAATACGAACAGTTAAAAGGCAAAGCGTTCATGGAAGCATACAATGGCCTACGTGGTACAGGCAGTATCAGTGAAGCAGAAGGTATGCGAGCAGAAACTGCCATTGCCGCATTGAATGATCCATACATCAGCGAAAAAGAATTTAAACGCAACGCTGAAATATTTAAAACTACCATGCGTAATGGCATTGACAATGAGCGTTTGCAAGTTGGACAAGAGCCACGCTATAAACCGTTTAATGCTAAAGAAAAAGAAGCATTTGAATGGCTCAAAAAGAATCCTAAAGATCCTAGGGCAGACGGTGTGCGTTTGAAACTAGAAAGAGCAGGAGATTAACATGGCCTTTGATCCGGATGCATTTTTAGCCCAAGAAGAAAAAAAAGAAACTGACAGCGAACCCGCTAAAGCTTTTGATGTTGATGCGTTCTTGGCCCAAGAAGCTCCGGAGCCGGAGTCCACAACGCCCACAGCACCCACAGGACCAGTTGCACCCAGTGAAGGTGCATTGTTAGGTGCAGTTGCTCCCGCGGTAACAGGTTATGGTATGGGTGCAACTGGTGCTGGCCAGCTGGGCCGGGATGCTTTTTCTGTTGCTAGACCATTGGCACAAAGTTTGATCCAGGGTGGACGCGACGTGGCCAATATATACAAAGCAAGTCCTATAATGGCGCCATTGGCAGATGCAATAGGCATGGCTACAATTGGTATTCCTCCTGTGGCTGCAAGTCAAAGTGCCATGGGTGCCTATGACAAATACAAAGCCTTAGAAGCTAGTAAAAACGTTGGCAGTCAAGTACTGAGTCAAGGTGCTCCTAGCACAACACCAGTGCGTGGTGCGCCAACAACTACTACCATTGAACCATACATACAAATGAGTAAAAGCGCAACTCCTGAAGTCAGCCAAAAACTCACTGAACTATATGGAGCAAAAACCGGTGGCGGTGGCAATAACGCTGTTCGCAGTTGGTTAAATTCTGCAGAAGGTCGTGCCGCACAGGCTGCTAATCCAGAATTTGCCGCAAAAGCCGCGGAATATCTCAAAGCAGTACCAGGTTATGGCAGTCAAGCAATGAAAATTGTTAGTCCAATATTGAAAGGTGCCGCTAGAGTAGCCGGTCCTGCAGGTATGGCCTATAACTTATACGAAGCCGCACCATACTTAGAACAAGCAGGACCAGAATTAACCAGTGGTCGTGCAAAAAACAGAATGGTAGAAGCACAACAGATGATGTTAAACCGTCCTACTCCTGCTCCATTAAGTCCACAGGAAGCCAGTAACCTATTACAAAGTGATGATCAGCGCACTATAAATATCTACGGCGGCAGAGCGCACTTAGAAGCGTTGGTCAAATCAGGCGTTAGACAACGAGCCGCAAGCAGAATTTTAAGCCCCATAGCACCAGGACAATAATATGACAACAGCAGAACTACTAACACAACTCTTTAAAAATAACTTTGTTGCTTATTTTAGAAGTCATGCGGCACATGTAAACATCACAGGTCGCAATTTCCGCAGTGACCATAAACTACTACAGGGTGTCTATGAACGTAGACAAGCAGAGATTGATAAGATTGGTGAACTACTACGCACCATGCAAGAATACATGCCCTGCGATATCACAGAAGTTGTAGCAGACAGTACAATACCCACAGATGCCATTGAAGGCAAAGCAGATGAGTTATTAGAAACTGTGATGATGGACTTGGAACATTTACTAGAAGATTATAAAGCACTGATTATAATTGCCAGTGATGAAGGTCTAGAAGAAATCAGTAACTACGCACAAGACCAAGCCTTGGACATAGAAAAGTCAATTTGGATGTTGCGTAGCACATTAGATTAAAGTTAAGCGGCCGCAAGTGCTATCAAGAACTGGAATGATTTTGCCGTTTTCTAATCCAGGCATCAACGAATTGGCAGGCGAGTTTGTTAAGCACTTACTTTTTTATAGGCATAGCTACCTCTAATGCTGTAACCAGCCCGTTCATGTAGTTTAAGAAAAGCATCTTGGTCATGTCGCATAGTAGTTGAACATATAATAGGATTTTTACTGAACTTGGCCAGCTCTTCCCATTGCGTCATCATTTCTTTGATTAGTTTAATTCGCAGTCTAGCGGATAACTCTAAATTTAAATGTACCATACGCACGTTAATCATGTAATCATCGCTCCAAAATGCGCGGTCGTTACTCTTAGCCCAGTTATAAGCTAATAAAGTATTGTCAGGAGTTTTAGCCACAGTTAATAATTCACTGCCTGGATAGTAAGTTTGATTAAGCACAGCATAAGCTAGGTTTCTAGCGTATATTGGAGGTTCTGGTTTAAAGATTAAATCAATTTCTTGTTGAAAGTGTTGTTCAGCCATGTTAACTATGCTGTCAACGTCAGCAAGTGTGGCAAAGGTCCATGTGTAATTCATTGCAATTCCTAGTCTAGTACTGTATTTAATCCTGCTAAATAATATTATGAAAACAGATAGCATAGAACAACCCAAAGAAAAGAAAAAGATCTCCAGCCGTGGCGGAGCTCGCCCCAATGCTGGCCGTAAAAAAGGCAGTAAGAATCACGTCAGCGTAGAAGACTTATTGTCCAGCTTAGAATCCCGCACAGGCGGACAGCGTTACGAAGAATTACTAGTTGAAGATTTTATATCAGCTCGCAATGAAGGTGATAAGAATGTAGTGTTAAAGTATCATAATTTGATTCTAAACAAAGTTATGAATACTCTAGCTAAAATTGAAGTAACTGACAGCGAAGACGCAGTTCAAGCCAAGCAGTTGGCCTTTGCAGAAGCATTGAGCAAACTTACTGGGGTCAAACAAGTATAAATAACATTATGCCGTTAAAAAAATCAACCAGCAAAAAAGCATTCACAGAGAATGTTAAAAAAGAAATCGCCGCAGGTAAGCCTCCTAAACAGGCCGTGGCAATCGCATACTCTACTAAGAGAGCGGCAGCAAGCAAAAAAGGAAAAATGAAATGAAGCATAATAGCATTACACAAAGCGATATGAACTTAGATTTTAACGGCATGGCAGGTAATGGCGTTAATCGTGGTGCAAACAAATTCGCCGGTAACCAACACAGCGGTATCCAAAACCCGAACAAAACGTTTAACAACAAACGTGGTCCTACAGTAGGCAACAAGAGTGACGATGACAGCACATATCCAGATGCTGCCGCATTACCAAAGTTTACTCCAGGCAAAGACATGTTCCCTGGTTCAGCCAATCCACAAGTACGTGAAAGTGGTGGCGGACGTTTTCCTGGCACTAGAGCATTTATGCCCAGTGAAGGTCAAAACTACAAGGGCAACGCAGACAAAATTAACATGGGTCGTGGCCCAACTAAAGGAAATCAAGTATGAGAATATCTACAAAAAACATGCAGGCAAAAGAGATCAACCAAAAGCGTGGTCCCACAACTGGCAACATGGATGCAGGCGGTAAGCGTTCAACGTTCATGAAAGAAAAAGCCAGCACAGGCAATGAGAAAAGTGCTCTAGCCGACATGGTAACTAGTGCAGTTGCTCGTCGTGGTGAAGGCATGAAAAGTTTCCGTGATCCAGCTGTTGAAGGTCTAAGCGCAGACACCAACGTTGGTGCAAAGAAAAACTCTACTGCCAATGGTGCTAAGTTGCCAGCAAAATACAAAGCACCTAAGAAGTAATCATGAGTTTTGGATCTTATCAACAATTCAATCCCAGTGCTAATATGCAAGGTGGCCTTGCTGGGCTAGCACCCTTGTTGAATAATGTTGCAAGCCCAAGCCCAAGCCCAAGCCCAAGCATGCCTAGTGGCCCTTATACACCTCGCCCAGATCTAGGACCTGGTGTTGGTTTTGGCCCAGGCCCACTACCAGGTGCACCGCAACAATTCGGCCAACCTCCATCAACTCAACAACAGAATATTGGTCAACCCCAACAAGGGCAGTACGGTAACGGTAAGAGTGCGGGCATGATGCCCGGCAGTATATTTGGCGGCGGCGGTAAATCTTTTGGCCAAAATTTTGGTAACCAAGTTCCACAACAAAACCAAAATGCCACACAAAGTTTTAATAACTTTTAAAGGTTAAATACAAATGAGACAATAGTCTCAATATAGCATAGTAGGCAGGGAAACAATAGTTTCCCTGTTTATATAAAGGAAATGAAATGACTAAGAAAACAGCCACGCCTACAGACGTAGCCAGCCCATGGGAAGATGACGCTTCTCCAACACCCCAAGAAATAATTGAAGTAGCAAATCAAGTTGCTGGCATTGCGCCACGTTCAATAAGTAACGCTGAATACGACATGGAAGGTTTAATGACCGACTTTCCCACGGCCAAAGAACTTGAGAGATTTGTCTTTGATGAAACGGGGATTGTCTTAAACTTAAAAGGTCGTGCCAACAAATTAAAATATCAAGTGGCCATGGATGCTCTCAACGGACAAGACATTGACACTAATTTTATTGGCGGTGAAAATCCATATCTAGATAAAGCAGAAATGGTGCCCGAAGAACCATTTCCAGAAATTCCCGCACGTGATCCTACTTTACCGCCCGAAAGCGAATTGCAAAATTATTTCTTTAGTCCTTTTGTTCCGCATCCGGATCCAGACGCTAGAGCCGTGGGTAAAAAATGTCATTGCACATTCCGCAAATACAACGATGGCACAATCAGTTATGAAATCAATGGTCCATGGGAAAAAGTACCGCATGGCACAAAAATTGACAAATTTGGTCGTGAACGTCCAGAGATTATCAAATGGCTTGGCAAATGTTCAGGCGAACAAACAATTCAGCGTGATGATGGCACGCTGACTCCAGTGGGACGTAGACTACGTACCATGATGCAGAGTATGAAAATTAACAAAGGTAATTTTTGGGACACATTCGTAGACCGTGACTTTGGACAGTTTAACAGTGAAGCTATTGTTGACCCATGGGGCACTGACACAAGAAGCAACTAATATGACAGACCATACTCCTAGAGATGGCGCAATATATCAAGCGCAACAAGCTCGCATAGTCAAAGATACTTTAATACTACAAAAAGTAAATGCCGCACATAGAGAAGCATTTGTGGAAAAGTTTCCTGGCCAATGTGAGCATGTCATGCGTTTGATAGCGGAACGTTTACAAGCCATACTGACCAATAAACCCACCGCATTAAATGATCCTGCAACATGGACTGCCACAGCCGATGAAATTGCCGCACTGAGTCAAGCATTGCACAACGTATATCAAATACACAGAGATATAAAACATGTTCAACCTAACTCATGATGAAACAAGTGCATTAGATGTAGGCGGAATATGGACGGGTCCTGATGAATTTGAACTCTCATTTAGATTCAATCATGATGATAAACCGGACTTCTTAGTACATCTAAGATTAGACCATGAAGAACTTAAACGTTTAACTGATTATCTACATTTTAAACTAGCACAAGTAAGGTTACATTAATGTTGGGTAATGAAATATTAATGAGCCGTGCATTACGTTGGGCAGTGGACAAGTATGACCTAACATTGGATTCCTTGGCTAATTTAAATGGCGATGTAAAAACTGAACTAATGGATTTGAGCATTGCCGTTGCCGATGACATGCGGTATAATCAGCTCAAATACTTTAGACCCTTTGAACATCAAAAGAAATTCTTTTTAACTGGCAACAGTGAACGCCGAGGAATACTTGCGGCAAACAGGATTGGCAAAACTGTGAGTACCTGCTATGAAACTGCCATGCACCTAACTGGACTTTATCCTGATTGGTGGCAGGGACATAGATTTACACAACCCATTACCTGCATGGTAGCAGGTGAAGGTTGGAGTCAGGTTGCCCTGGTATTGCAAAATGAATTATTAGGAACACAGGATGTTAAGATTACAGAAAATTTGGGCACTGGTGCTGTCCCCCGTGATTGTATTGTTGTTGATACTATGCGTAACGATGGTGCTAACAACATCGGCTGTGAGATCCGGCACGTCAGTGGTACTAACAGTTATCTATTATTTGCTAACTACACACAGGAAGTTAGGCAACTACAAGGTTTCAAACTTAATTTGGCGGTGTTTGACGAGCAGCCACCGGATGACTTTTTCAGTGAAATCGTTACTAGAACTGCTACCACGCAGGGCAAAGTTTTATGTTCGTTCACACCGCTCAAAGGCCTCAACGGACTTGTAAGTAAATTTTGGAACAAAGAAACAGGCTATGAATTTATTCGTGTGGCATGGGATGATGTTCCTGAAATGGATCCATGGGGCATGCCATTCTTGCTCTATGAAACACGCCGTCAATTGGAACGAGATTACTTGCCGCATGAACGTGAAGCACGTATTGCTGGTAAGCCTGTCATGGGTAAAGGTGCAGTATTTCAAATCGGCAACTGGCCCACATATAAAACAGGTGAAATTGACTTTTTACGCATGCCACGCATACAACGAGTTATTGCCTTGGACTTGGGCTTGGTCAACGACAAAACTGTTATATCATTAATGTATTGGGAACCACATGAGAAGACTGCTTTTTTACATAGACAAATTGTTGTGCAGGGCATTGAAGAAGCTGTCCCCACTCAGTATATCAATCATTTACTTCGTCCTGAAGTGTACGGTACTCCTATCGTTTTACCTGCTGACGCTAGTACTGCTGGCAGATACACTATGAGTGCCAACAGCATTCGTGAATTATTTGAACAGTATGAACTTAATGTCTATGATAAAGCTATTATGAATCCGCCAGATCCACAGGGCAGAGTCACTAACCACAAAGCATATGGTATCAACCAAATGCGACAAATGTTAGAAGTAGGAAGTTTAATGGTCAATGAGAATTGCACACAATTCTTGAGCGAAGCAACTAACTACTATGTAGATGAAAAAGGAAGATTTAGTGATCCAGATGACTGCATTGATAGTGCTAGGTATGCTCTATTGGCTTGCCTACAAGGCATAGCAGAACCCTGGGATAATAAAACTCCGCAACAACGCATGGCAGCACAGCGAGACAAATACGTATCTAGAGAATACACAAATAGACCAGCGTGGAAACAAACGTTTTCACCAGAATAAGGACAAGCAATGAAACACGGACAAATACATGTATATGGTGGACAAGCACCACGAGAAGAACATGATGTAATCAACACAGAAGATTACAAATTACGAGTCAAAAAGACTTGGGTTGAAGCAACATCAGTTTGGCACATACAAATACTGAGTCAAAGTATATTTGAACGTAGGTTTGAAATGTTCTTAACACATGAAGAACTTGCTAAGTTAAAGGACTCACTGTAATGTTTATCTGTGCCATAGAACAAAACACAATGATATTGTGTGAACGCCATGCTAAATCATTTGAAATAGCCGCTTGCACAGCAATGACACCTCACACAATATATGAATTGGATGATGAAGATGCACTAACAGCTCGTTGTCATGCCTGCGACCTGCAGGACGAATTGCATCGCCCTAGAATTATTTTACCGGATTAAAAAACGCTAAATAATAGATATACTAAAGGTAATTCGCCCATATGTTAGACATAAAAAATATTCCAATATTGGACATCAATAGAAACAAAAAAATCAACGCCAACTTTGTGCGTATGAAAAGCATGATGGACACTAAGATGGCCAGTTACCTGCGTTATCTAGGCACAAAGAACGCTGTTAACAGAGCCAGCGATTATCACTATCTATGTTTGGCAGTCACTGACAGTACTGCACCCGTTAACGGCATTGATTACATACATCCTACAGTCAAGCCTATTGTAGATTACGCCACAGCAGTTATTGCCAAAGGCCTTATGCCCAATGGCGAAATCAACTTTGAATTTGTAGCTGACGGTGAATGGGATGATGAAGCCGCACGTCAAGCTACCAGCATGGTGTCAAAAGTTGTTAACCAAATGAATGATCCGCACTTTATTCTAGAGCGTTGGGTCATGGATGCCGCTATGCACAAAAATGGTATGATGATGATCAAACCGGTGCGTGAACAAATTACTCGTTATATAGAAACAGAAGGCACCAATGAACAATTAAAAGCCTTTGAACTACAGGCCGCTGAATCCGGATTGACAACACTGCGCCAAAGCAAGCGACAAATCAATGTAAACTTGCAGGCCGCCATGGCTGAAATACAACAGTTAATGGGTGACCAAAAAACAGAAATTACCAATGAGCTCATGGACAAGCACATTGACAGTATGCGTGAAGCAGACGAAGACGATAATTATACTTCATTGGCACAAGGCCAAACAGAAATATTTGCCAAAAACATTGAAGGTCAAGAAAGCATCATCAACGAAGCTATTAAGCGTAACACAATTTACAAAGCCAAGTACAAGTTAACTGGCTACATGATCAACATCAAGTTCCATCCTATTGCACAGCACTACTGGGTCTGTGATCCCACAGTGCCAGAAATGAAGGATCAACCATTCTGTGGTTACTATGATCCAATGACCATACAGGAAGCCACAGAACTGTATCCAGATATCAATTTAGAAGAATTCACTGAACACGCAGAATACAATCAAAGCGGTGCTTACCAAGCAGGTTCAGTGTTGAACAACTTGGCTATTCACGCACGTGATTCAGTGCCCATCATGGGTATTCCAGTGAGCAGTGCGGCATCAGCTGATCCATACAGCCGTCAAGTAAGTATTGTCACTGTTTGGAACAGATATGACATTGATGGTGATGGTGAATTAGAACTGGTTGAAGTTATCTATTCCGGCAGTTATATTATTTCTGCACGTGAAGTAGAATTCATTCCTGTGGCCAACATGGTACCAAAACCCCTACCCGGCAACTTCTACGGAATGAGTATTGCTGAATCAGTTATTCCCATGCAGGAATATTCAACATCAGCGGCTCGTGCAGAAATACAATTGGGCTTGTTAACTGCTACACCACGCATTGGTGTCAAACCAGACAGACTAGACTTTGAAATGTTGCAGGATGGCGAATCAGCTATCTTTATTCTGGATTCAAAATTTAATCCAGCCACAGACATTTACCAAATTCCTCCTCCCAGCGGCAACCTAGCGTTCTTAACACAAAGCATGGACCGTATACAAAAAGACGTCATGGCCATGGTTGGTATGACTACTCCACAGGACGTATTCAATCCAGAAGTCATGGCCGCAGGCAACAGTGGTGTTAAACTACAACTTGCACTAAGTCCAAACCAAATTATTCAAGACAACACAGTACGCAATGCCGCGGAAGGCCTCAAAGAAGCACTGTATTTGATATGGCGCACATTGATTCAATATGGTGATGACTACGGAGTTAAGAAAATCGCTGGACAATGCAGACCAGATCGCAAACCAGAGTTCATGGATTACATTGGTTGGGACAGCATGACTTCAATGACAGACCGCAAACAACTACAATTAGAATTAGCCGTGGGCATGATGAGTGAAGAAAACTCATTGAACAGACTACAAATTATACAAAAAGCACAAACAGGTTTATTGCAAAGTGTTCAAGGCATGGTTCAACAAGGCATCATGACACCTGAAATGTATAAGAAAGTTAAAAAGCCCTACGCTGATACATTGTATACATTGGGTGTCAAAGACTGTAATGCGTACTTGCCCAGTGATGAAGAAGTTGTTAAGATGGTTCAAGCCGCACAACAAAGTCAACAAGCTAAAGGTCCAAGTCCACAAGACAAGAAGTTCCTTGCAGACGCTGAACTTGCACAGGTCAAAGCACAGCAGATTGCCGCTGAAGTGGCAGGTGAAGATGCTGAGTCACAGTTGGACTTTATGGCCATGGCCATGGGCGACCCAAAGGTTTATAGTTAAACACTAAATAACATTATAGAATAGAACATGATAGAAAACGACACCGTAGATTTTTACAACAGCAGACTTACAGTTGACGTTAGTCAACCCAGCAAGTTAACACCAAGCCAACGCGATCGTGTTATACATTATGGCAGTACTGCTGAAGGATTATTGAAGAACAAAGATTTAGCTATGTTTGTTCATCATTTTAAGTTTAGTCTGGCCGATGAATTAGCTTCCATTCGTAGTCATCAACCAGACGACAACGCTCGCAGAATTGCCATAAGCAATGAATTAGCGGGCATTGATAATTTTGTGAATAGCCTAAAGAGGGCAGTTTACTTAAAAAGCCGCATCGGTAACACGCAAGTGCCCGATGCTTAAAGGAAAAATAAATGGAAACAACGATCACGCCTAACCAGCCACAAGCGCCGGCGGCCACTGAACAAAGCGCAGTACCAAGTTTGGATCAAGTTATTGCAGATAAAATGACCGCTATGAGATCACAATCTCAGCGTAATCAAACTCTTAACCCAAATCAAACTGCAACAGGTCCTGACTCATCGGCAGATGAATCTGGTTCTGTGGCTCCCAATGGAGCCCAAGTTGGTGATACAGACACTGAAGAATATGACAGCGACAATCCGGAAGCAGCCGCCCCTGAAGAGGTAAGCACTGACAGTACTGATTCTACAGCAGAAGATTTAATTGACTTCGTGGAGTTTGCAGAAACAAACCCCAACGCCAAATTCAAATTCATGAAGAATGGCAAAGAAGTCATAGTTGATGCTAAGAAAGCCGCTAGTATTTTAGGTCAAGGATCAGCAATACACGAAGACGCAAGACAGTTGAAAGTGGAGCGAGCCGAATTTGACGAATATGTCAATGAAGCTAGACAACGCCAAGATGGTCTTACTCTTGCCATGGAATTCACAGTTCAGCCTAAGTTGCAGAAAGCGTATAATGAAATAGTCAAAGTACAAGGCTATCAAAATACATTTCAACAACAGTTGGCAAGAACACAAGATCCAGTTGAAGTCGCGAGATTACAAGCGAATATGGCTCAAAATGAACAGTATATAAGGCAGCAACAAAAACAGATCAGCAAGATCCAGCCTGCCATAGAACAGTTTAGACAGATCCGTAAAGAGCAGGTCTACGAAGCTTTGACACAGAGTCGCAAATCATTTACCGATAAGGAATTGAAAAACGAGTATGTGTATAATGAGCTACGTGAAAAGATTGAAAAAGTCTATCCTCACGCCAAACGAGAAATTGTACCGGGAGTTCCAAACATTGACCTTATCAGCAGTGATGAGACATTGTTAGGTTTAATTAGAGATGGTTTGAAATATAGAGACAAACCCACTACTAAATCAGCAGGAGCAAGCATGGCAGTATTGACAAACCGTAAAGGTTCAAGCAATACCAACAAAGGTCCCAACGACAATATTGAAAAACTTCGTGAACAAGCCAATTCTGGTGATAAGAAAGCCGGAGACAACCTCTTAATGGCTCAGCTTCAAAGATTGAAAGCGGGCAGAGGTGGTAGATAAAATTTAAAGGAGCCTAAAATGGCAGGATTTATTAATACTACAAATATTGGCAATGGTACTGGTGCATTTGCAACTGACATCGTTGTCAAAGATTTAGACCTAGATGTGTCTAACCGCGTTAAAGATGATACACCAGTTCTAAACATGTGTATGTCAAAGAAACGCAAAGTTAACTCTACACAACCATTGTGGACAGACGACATTTATCGTTTGCCAGCAGTTAACGCTGTTACAGAAGGTGCATTAGTTAGTGCAAACAACGCAGAAGCAAATCAGCGTTACAACTTGAACAACTTCACACAGATCTTCCAAACTACGATTGGTGCCACTGGTACTGCTCGTGCTGTTATGCAGAGCGGGGGAGATCCGCAGGCATATCAGGAAGTTAAACAGCTAATTGAATTGATGTTTGACGTGGAACAACAATTGGTTCGTAACGACCAAATTGGTACTCAGTACAGTGGTCAAACAGGTACTGCTCCTGGTGGTGCTGGTGGTGTACCAACCAGCACTTCTGGTCGTCGTATGGGTTCACTGGCATCTTATGCTGGTACTATGAGTTTCAGCACAGTTTCTACTACAGAAGCTGGTTTGATAACTAATTACAACGCACCCAGCAGTGATTCAAGTTCAACAACATTGAGCCAATTGACAGGTAGCCCAAGTGGTGTCAACGCATTGTACGTTGTGGCCAATGGTAATTACTACTACACAAACGGTGGATCTGGTCCTCTTAACCAAACATTCAGCCCAGTGTTATACAAGCAATTGGTAACCACAGCTGAACAACGTTATAACGCTAAGATCCGTACCATGGTTGTTCCAACAAGTTTAAGAACTACTATCAGTGATAACATTGTTAGTTCTAACACAAGCGTAAACCGTCGTAACGTTGAGCGTGGTGACACGATTCAAACATACGAAGGTGACTTCAGTTACACATACGAAATCTATGATTCTTGGATCATGGACCAATCCGGTGTTTCTAACAGCATTTACTTCTTGAACGAAGACGTGTTGCAGTGGGGTTCATTACGTGACCTAGGTCCTAACAACGAAGTATTCAGTTCTGCTGATGCTAGTTTAGATCAATTCTTGATGGAAGGTACGCTGATCGTACGTAACCCAGCAGGTGTTGGTATGTTAAACAACGTCACAACTGGTACTACACTTGTTACTACTCCACGTGCTAGTGGATTAGTCCGTCGTGTAAACGCTGGTCCAGGTTCTACTTCTTAATATCAAGTAGTAAAACTATAAGAAAGGGTCGCAAGACCCTTTCGTCGTTTAAAACGCTAAATAATACTATGAACGATATTAATCAACCCGAATACCTAAGTGACACAGATCCAGAAAAGAATTTAAATTACTGGCGACAAGATCACGGTGGAACTGTTACTAACCACAATGGTGTAGCTGACAAACTATTACAAAACGACAAGTTATACCGCAGCCTAAAAGGCGATTGGACCAGAACAGATTTAAACAAAAGCGGCAACATCAAAGTTACCACAGGCCGTGAAGATGGCAAGTTTTATATTCAACGTGAACAAATGAACATGCAAGCAATCATTGAAGCGGTTAAAGATTATAGAACAATGGCCGAAAAAGGTGTTGCTGATCCACTGGGTCCATATATGCCTGATGGCACTATTGGATGGAAATGGATAGATTTACCCAACGTTGTGGCCACTAAAATCAGCGATGAATATTTTGGCGGCATGCCATGGCACGCACTCAAACATGATCGTACATTAAAAGCACAATTCTATAGAGTTGTGGAAACGGAATATCCACAATTTGTTTGTTATCCAGGTGGCAAATTACCAATTCCAGTAGCAGTTTCATATCCTACAAAAGTAGGACAAAAAAGATTTTTTGAAGGACATTAATAATGTTTCAAATACCCACAGCCGATGACCTTGTAGCCTTTATCCAAGATTTTACAGGCAGCACCAATGATGCAGAAATTAAAGATTGTATTTTTATGGCGGAACTTTCAATGCGTAACATTGAATTACCCGCTTTACGCAGTGATCCATATGCAATAGAAAACATTGGAGTAGCAGATCAAAATGGTCGCGTCGCCATTCCCAATGACATGAACAAACCCATTGTGTTTTTTAGACAAGGTAATTCATATACTACAACAGCCACAGCCTCGGGCACTAGTGGTCAATTTACTATTACATTGTCCAGCGCACCCAATCAAACTTTAACTACAGGTATGATTGTTTCTGGTACTGGAATTGGCACGGCCGCTACTGTTAGTTCTCTAACTGGTAGTACAGTGGGCAGTGTAATTACATTGAACGTGGCAAACAGTGGCACAGTGAGTGGTACAATATCATTCTCAACATCTGGCACTAACACAACACAAAACGGACCATGGTTAGTGTATGATCGTATTGGCGACAGAGACATTATCACACAGGGCATGTTATCACAGTTCTACATGCAACCATTCAACGTGCCACAGGTTATCCGTGGCAAGTTCAGTGAAGTATACAACAATTACCAATTCCTTCCCCTAATTGGCGCCGGTGCGTTGATCAACATGTATTACTACAAAGCATGGCCTTTGTTGTTCAGTCCTGTTAATGATGTGTTGTTGGGCGCCACTGGCACCGTTTCAGCTATCACTGGCAGTGTGAGTCCATGGACCGCCACACTGAGTGGTATAGACACAACTGGCCTAGCAGTGGGCGATGAAATATCAGCCACAGCTGGCGCAGGTAGCCTGGGCACAGGCGGTACTTACACAGTGGCCTCAATTATTAACACCACAAGCATAACATTCACAGCTACTAGAGGAACTACACCAATTAATGGTGGCGTGACCAATGTGTATTTGATCAATCAAACAGTTCAAAGCAATGCTGTGTTGGCAACATGGCCAGAAGGTTATGTGTATGCTTCACTGCGTGAATATTATATCAAACGCCACAACGAACAAGATGCTGGCATTTACAGCCAGAAATTTGAAAATGCATACAGTATTGTAGAAGACCAAAACAATCTAGGCAAGTGGAGTGGAGGACATACTAAACTAACGTCAGTATGGCAACCAAGAATATATCGTCAGTATAATCTCAAATAAGGAGCCACATGGCCACAGTTAATTCAAGCAACACAACTACGCTGTACAGCACAACACAGACCACACCAGTTAAGACTGGTGCTGACATTCCTCAGGGTCAAGTTAATGACACTAACTTTACCACGCTGTATGCCAATACTCAAGGCAATGCCACAGGCGGTGGTGTAAGCAGTAATTTATTAGTGCGTGGTAATCTACGTGTGTTGGGCACCAGCGACTTGGAAGGTGCTGTTACCATCAGTAACAGTTATATAATGCCCACCAGTGATGGCGTAAACCTACAAGTTTTAAGCACAGACGGAAATGGTAATGCCACGTGGCAAAACATCAGTGCAGTTGCTGGTTATGCCATTCAAGCAGACACTGCCACGGGTGGTGCTGACCTAACACTAACACAGGTTGGTACGCCAGTTGACGCAGTTAAATTTGCTGGTGGTACTAATATTACAGTGAGCAGAACAGATGCCAACACAATTACTATTGCCACTGTGGCAGATAATATTCCGGATGGCACTGCACAGGGACAGGTCTTGTATTGGAATGGCACAGCATGGGTTGCGGCCAGCACCGTTACATCAGCGGCCAGCGCAGATAGATTTACTTTACAATATAACAACAGTGGCGCAGGATCAAATGCTATATTATTCTTACGTAAGAATTATGGTGCTACACCTTACACAACTAATGATGGTGCCAATTTAGCATTCCAATTAGACAGTGACAGCCAAGCAACAAATCAATTTGCACAAATAAGCACAGCATGGAATGCCACTGCTCCTCTTATTGCTCTTTCAACTAACATTAATAATAACACCGCTGGTCCATTTGTTAATGCGGCTTTATTCTCAACGCTACAAGCAACACTGCCTGGTGACCTAGCAGTCAATGGTGGCGACATTACCACAACCAGCGTTACTGGTAATTTATTCAATACCACAGCAACCACTGTTAACATTGGTAATGGCGCAGATGTAGAAGTCAATATCGGCAGTCCAACATTTGGCAGTCAAGTTCAAATTAAACCAGCCACTATTGTAGGTATTGGTGCTACACAAGCAGTGTTCAATACTGTGGCCACAACTGCCAACGCATTTGGTGCGGCAACTACAGTGAACATGGGTGCCAATTCTGGCACAATGACCATTGGCAATCCAACAGTAGTAGGTACACAAACAACACAGAATTTATATAACACTACAGCAACAACTGTCAACGCATTTGGAGCCGCTGATGTATTGAACATGGCCAGTGCCTCAAGTTTAACCACATTGGGCAATAATTTAAGTATCAATGGTGACACATTAAAAATCAATGCCAGTGGTGCAGCCGCTGACAATTTTATATACTTTAATGGCACCAATGAATCATTAAAATGGAATCAAGCAGACACACGCTTTGAATTCAGTGACCAATTGTATATTACACAAACTGAAGTTCCTGCTGTGTTTGAACGCAGAGTAACCACTGCTGAAGTAAATCCCAGTGAAGCCAAAGGTGCTATTCGTTTACTTCAACGTGTAACAGATGCGGCCAGCAATGCCACAGATGATTCTGGACCAGCAGTTGTGTTTGGTAGAACCAGTGGCGCAACCACTGCCACTGAACAACTATTTTCCGGTATGGGCAGTGTATGGTATGGCACATTAAACAAGGCCGCATTACAGTTCAATTGGAGCCCAGACAATTATCCTGAGCCAACACCGGGTGTGTTTCCAACAACTTATACATTACTGCGCTTGAACAGTGACTACGCTGAATTTTTTAACAACAGCGTATATGTGGATTATGCTAATGTAGTGGGCACTAACACTGCTACCAGTATTACAGGTAGTAACACTCTAGTGTTTGGCAGTGCTCATGGTTACACTGCTGGTGATCGTATTTTATATCAAACAGCCACAGCCAATGGTTTGTTACAAAGTGTGTATTATTATGTCTTGGCCACTGGCCTAACAGCAACTCAATGTCAAGTCAGCACAATATCAGGTGGCACTGCCGCAGTATTAACCAACGGCACTGGTTTGACACTGACATTTGCACAGGTTCAAAACCGAATTGGCATCAACACTGACACACCTGCTTACACACTAGATGTCAACGGTGAAACAAACACTGTGGGACAATTATCATTGCCTTCAATGATATCCAACACAGCAGATCCAATCTTTGCAATAAGAAGCACTGCTAACACAAACTTGGCCAACCGAGTGATTACATTAAGAGCAGAAAGCACAGGAACTCCCACAGTTGGTTTTGGAAGTTTATTAGATTTTGAAGTAGAGACTTCTGCTACCAACACTGAACGAGCAGGTTATATTGCAGTGACTTCAAGTGATGTTAGTCCTGGCAGCGAAGACTTTGTAATGAGTTTTGGTTTGATGGCAGGTGGTGCCACATATGACACCAGAATGGCTTTAAGCAGTGTTGGTGATTTACAAATTGACGGCGATTTTACAGCGCAAGGTGATGCTGTTACTATCAACAGTGATAAAACAGACACGGATGTGTATGTAAACTTTGGTCGTGTAGCACCTGGCCTTAATGCCGCTATTAGATGGAACGCCACAACAGACAGTTTTGAATGGAGTGCAGACAGCACTACATGGTATGACTTTATTGATGTTGTTTTAACAACTCCACAAGAAGGTCAAAGTATTATATACAATGGCACTAACTGGGAAAACAGCAGTGAGTTTGAATTTGTTGCCACAGCGTATCGCAGTCAGTTTATCAACAATGTTAGCACAGCAGGCAGTATCAGTGCCGTAGAATTCTTAAAGCGCAGAGCAAGTTTGGTTGATGGTTATACCGTTGGCCAGTTTATGGGGCAGGTTGTTAGCACCACAGAAACTTATACACATCGTTTGGTCAGTGAATATCAAAGTAGTGGTAACAATAAGTATTTGATTCAAATTGACCCAACAAGCAACTTTGTTCCTGCCAGCACAACTGTAGTAAATCAATTGGCGGTGGACAACGATGACTTGTTCTTAAACGCCACAGACATTACATTAAATGTAAACGGCACTCTCTTAGCAGGTGTTGATGCAGGCTTGACCATTGAGCGTGGCACCAGTGGTGCAGATGCTACATTTAAATGGATTGAAAGCAATTTACGCTTTCAAGCCAATGCCAGCATCTACTCACTGGGCAACTTGATAGCAGATGGTCCTAACATACAAGTTAACGCAGACTCCACTGCGGCTGACAGTTTCTTGTATATGAAGGGCACCACTGAATATTTAAAATGGGATGATACTAATACACAGTTTGAATTCAGTGATGACTTAGAAGTCTTGGGCAACGTTGATGCTACAAGCATTACCATTGACGATACTCGCAGTA